GCGTATGTCACTCCTTAGGTTTTGTAGAGGATGCCACAGTCTGTCACTTCTAGATCGATAAACAAATGCACCTGATGCTATCTCTGGATGTTCCTGTTCAACGACTTGTTGTACAATAGGGTATATATGGGTATGTGTAGTTATATTAAACACGCCGATCAATTCACCCAGTTGCTGTGCACCTTTTAGATTGAGCTTGTATTCCTTGCACTTACTAGCTCCTGTACCCCAAGTATAATAGTCATCAGTTGTTTTAATCAGTTTAGTTCTCAGATAATTGCCCAAACTGTTATTACTTCTACCAAACCAACGATCAAGTTCATGCTTAGACCATTCACGTGACTTAGTGTCACTCAGACAACCCATTGCCCAACCAAGTGCTTGTTTCGCTCTTTTGTGTACTCGTGGATCATTGAAGTTAGGAGTATAAGTCATATTCCCAACTCCTCGGGTTTGATCAATCTAGTTTGTGAATTATTCTGTTGATTGAGTTTTTCAAAATACAGTTCTTGTTTTAGTTGCTTATAAGTGTTGTCGTACACAGGTGCCCAAAACAGTGTTCTAAACCTGGGCATATGTTTTGTACTTGCCCATAGATACTCTAACTCAGTTGCCCATTTTACATGTTTGTTGCATGTGGTGCAGCGTAACTCGTAGTTGTGTTGATTGTTGGTTTTAACTACTTCTAGACTGTGGTCGATGTACTGTGTTGTGCTAGGATCACCTAGGTGTGTGCGGTGGGGATGTTTTGACTTTTTCATTGTAATTTCCTTGTTGCTGTCAATAGTATTTATCTACTATTATTGTACAACAAGTAAAAGTGATTGTCAACGAGATTAAATTGTGGGGAGTGTGAGCGAGACACTCATAGGAAATTACAAGTAATTAAATGTGACAGCATTTTTTTAACAGGAACTAAAAAAGGAAGAGTGATATAACCTTATTTTTTTAGTTAGTGTCTCGCTCACTAGTATTTATACATTTTCGTTAGTTTGTCTGCGTAACTTGGTGATCTGCCACTCGTATTCGCTTTTTTTTAATGTTGGTGCGCTTGCACACACACCAATCTTGTATAAATTACACCAATTGCATCTTCCCTGCCAATGCTTTGGTTCTGTGTGAAAGTACTTATAGGTCACACACTGTGGTGATTTTGTATTTTGTGGCAGACCACAGTCAGTGCAAGTTTCAATGTCCATACAGTATATACCCTATGTTGCGCTTATTGCACTGCCAATTGAAACTACCTTCCATGTGGGTGTTTCTGTTCCAGCTGAGTCATCTTCTACTACAGCTACAGCTAAACATTCTGTGCCTGCATCACCATCGGAACACATTGCTATGTCACCCTGTTGTACGTCAGTTCTTGCATTTAGTTGTGCTACTGACTGTGGTGCTAGGTTAAGTATTTCTTCTATGCGTACCTTGCCTGTTGAAGGATCCAGTGTTAGATCTACTGTTGCAGTTGTGTTAAACTCATCAGGTAGTTTGTCACTTGGTACCTTGCTGCTTGCGTCTAGAGGACAAACACCGTCGCCAGTGTCTCTGCCATNGATTACTTTTACAAGCTCATCCATTGCAAGTTTAATATCGCCTCTTGCTGCTGCTGGTGAATCTGTACCTGAATCTAAATTAGTTGTTGATACATTTGTACTGTCGGCCCATGCCATTGTATTTCTCCTTAACGTGTGATGTTACCATCTTCATCTGCTGTTAGTGCAGCATAACCTGTTGCTACTGCATCGAATGTGCAATCTATATAAGCATTACTGTCTGCTAGATCGTAAATATAAATTAAATTTGGTGTGCCCTTTTCAACTGCTATGTGTGGTACACTTGTACCTTCGGGTGTGAAATAATCACTTACTACATACCCAGTTGCAACATATGTATTGCCTGCACCAACGTGTGGTGTAATTACAATGCTTTTTATATTGCCAATGCCTGTGAAACTGCTTAGTTCTCTTACGCCAATGCTGCCTGCAAGTGTGCTTGAATCAATGTTTGCAATAGTTGTTGAAACTGTTTCACCGCCCAGTTGAGTGTTTATACCTGCAATGTAATATTCTTCAGTAGTGTCAGCACCTGCTGAATCTTCTGTAATGCTAACTGTAAATTGAAAGTAACGTGCATTAAACGCTGGTATGTCAGTGTCGTCTGGTGATACTGTGTATGTGCTGGGCGAATCAATTGCACCGCCGCTTGAATCTACACTGTCGCCATATGTAATAGTTGTTTCTACAGGATGTGTTGCTTGTATGCTAGTTGTTACCTGTAGTATGTCTTTTGTACCATAGTCTGTTATGCCAGTTGTAAAGCTCAGTGGCAGTTGTGCATTACCATTCCAACTTATCCATTCATCCCATGTAGGTCCGCCTGCACTTGACCCATCATAGTTGTCCCAAGTCTCTACGCTTTGTGCTCTGTAAAATCCACTGTCTGTATCATAATATCCTGTGCCTGACATATCAGTTACCTCCCAGTGAGTGTCTTGTATTGACGTTTACGTCTGCTGCTAGTGCAATATTGTATCTGTGATAGGGTAAGAAGTTAAGGAATGCGTTTAGACCTTTGTCCAACACCCAACGTCCGTTTTTATCTCTATATGTGTACCCTCTTGTAAAGAATTCATTTACATAATCTACATCTGTAAACCAAGTTGGTAGGTATCCATCTGTTTTTAATGTTGTAAAATTACCACCAGCTCTGTATATTGTTTGTATAGGATTGCCATAGTTTCTTATAAAGAATGCTTCATATGTTACAGTGGGTGACGGCACTTTAAAGTTTACAATAGTTTGTGTTACACCAAAAGCACCTGTTGCTGGTGGTTCTTGTTTAGTAGGACCAATATTGTATATTGCTTCACTAATTTTTGCACCGTTATCATAACCAGTAATTTTTAAATGTGTAATACTTGGGTCAGTAGGTGGCATAATGTTAAATTGGTAACTGTCTTGGTATAAGAATCCTGTGCCTGGTGGGTTAAAGTAACCCAATCCTACTGGTTGTCTTTTTAAGAAACTTGTGGTTTTTTCACTGGTCAACGGTCCAGTACCCATGCTTAATTGCACTGGACAGAATCCATTTGTTATGCTTAACGGTTGTGAAAAACCTTTGTCGGATGCAGCTTGGTACATACCATTTACATAATCATTAAAACTTGTGTAAGGTCCGTTTGGTGCTTCACCTCTTGCTATTGCTGCTTCTGTTTGTGCAACACGACCGTAATAACCATCTATAGGTCTTTGTGTTGTATGACCTTGAAATGCAGTAACAATAGTTGATATAAAGGGTAAATTAGGATCACTTCCTGGTGGCACAGTAACAGGAGCTCCAGTTAAAGGAGGTACGCCACCTGGCGGATAATAATAATAATTGTCAATACCTCCGTTGTCTGCTGGTGGTGCACTTGGCGGTAATCCACTGTGATCACTAATATCACCGTAGCTTGGTGGTTCAGACGGATCATTTGTACCTGGATCTAAGTTTGAAAAGTCACCTATCAAATCGTCATACACATGTACAATACCAACAGGAAATTTCGGTAATTTTCTTACTAGAGGTACAAGACTATAAAAGTCTGGCAAGTAAACAGGCGGTGGTATTTCAATTTGTGCACCTGTTACAAAGGGATACAGTGTTGCATCATGTTCAGCAGCTTCTATTTCAACAGTTAGATCTTTTTTCAACTTCATGCCAGTGACTCTAAATGTATCTTCATTTAATAAACATATTTCATCTGTAACAGTGATAATATCGCCTACTTCTACGTCTAACAATTCCTGTGTTGCATTGAATGTTATGGTTCTTTGAGCTCTACTTTTGTCATAGATCATTTGTGCAATGTCACGTGCAACAGCTACGTTTGTTAGTGAGTGAAATGTAAATTCACCTACTAGTATTTCATTATTATCTCGTGCTAGATCACCGCCTCGTTCAAACGTCACCTGTTGATTACTAAACGATTTGTCTGGATCAATATAATTTACAATAACTCTGTTGTACTTACTGCTTTTGCGTTCACCAACTAGTTTTACACCGCCGATTATTTCATTATCATCTACATCATATGCTACACTTACAACTGCACTACTAATATCTGTAGGATGTCCGCCGTCTTCTACTTTTAGTTTATAACGTCCATTAACCCAAGGAAATACACTTCTGCAACCTTGCAACAACAGTTGTGAATTTGTAATCACCTGTTGACTTGTGTCAACAACACTGTGCATGGTCATTGCACGACCTGATTGATTGTTTGAATAATTTACAATTTGATTAAACTTGTTTGCTGCTGTTTTAAACGAGTCTGCGTTGATTGTGTCAGCAGCTTGTCCAGCGCCATACCTAGGATTTTCTAGATAGTCTAATAAACAGTTTGCTGGATTTGTGCTGTAAATTTTAGGACGATTTTCATAAGATCCGCTTAGATCTAAACCGCCTGAGTGTGTTGTAACATCATAAACCTTCTTACCAAATACTTCAAAGTTAACTTGGGGAATACCACCGCCAAACGGATTGTTATCTGCATCCTCTTGTGTTTCAACTGGTGCCCAATAAAAACGCATAACCACATATGCAATACCTGGTAATCTACGACTCTTAGTGCCCCAACTAGCAGATTCATTTGCTAGTTCACTTTGCCTCTGTGTTTCTGTACCATCGAAGAATTGCAGTGATATTCTGTTTGCATATCTACCTTCTGTTACAACATATGTTAATCCAATAGGGTATGTCTGTCCTGGTCTTGGTAATTCAGTGTCATTTACAAATATTTTGTGTAGTCCTTGTATTTCACCTTCACACAGTGCATATACAGCATACAGGTTTGCATTTTCAACACCGTTAGTTTCAGTGAATATATTAGTGCCGCCTATCTTTCTATGACCATAAACGAGCGGGATCGGCACGTTCGAACCGTTTCTCGTTACCGTTACGCCCTGTGCTTGTGCACCTGGATCACCCATATCTGGAGCACTAAATGCACCAAACGGATTTAGTACAAATCCTATTGCATCACCAACAAAGTCAATAATGCCAACAACAATATCTACAATTACGTCAACAATTTTTTCTACAATGTCAACAATTGCATCAACTACACCACTCATCTAAACATCTCCAAGTCTTTGACAAAGTGGTAACCACATTCTGCCATATCTTGCTGTTTATAGTAAGTTCTAGCTTTTGTTAACCATTCTTCATCTGGTTGATAATTCTCATCAAATATCATATTGCTTGCTTGCATATAAACACAACCAACTTCAACAAACCAATCTTGCATTGCCATGAATAATTCATCTGCAATACGCTTGCCTTTTCTAGCTTCTGGATGTACAAAGAATAATGTAATTTCTCCGTACACTGTGCCATTCCATATTTTATGTTTTGCTGCACCTACAACATAACCTATAAATTGATCGTTTTCTTCATAAACGTAGATCTGCATGTTAGGATTGATTATGCCTTTTTTAATTTGCTCTTTGACAAATGTTCTATCTAATTGATCATGTGTTACAAGTCCTGCATCCAGTGCATGTTGCTCACATAAATTGCATAACAATCCTATTTCTTTTGGTTTTACTTGTCTAATCATAATCTTCTTCCTATACTAAATCTTGCCCCATTTGATATCTCTAGTTGGTTCATGACTGTATTCCATACCGAAGTCTGTAGGGTGTTCTTTTTGAAAGTTGCCTAGATTTGTTCTACGACCAGTAACTTTTAAGAAGTTTGTAAATTGACTGTTAATTTCTAATACCAATGTTGCTGTGCTACTGTTGTTATCTATTCTATAACCAACTATTTTACCTTTGAATATGACAATAGTTTCATTGGTACCAATCGGTGCATAAGAAGTAGGATCCAGTAATACTTTTTGAATTGTAACTGTTTGATTGATGTTTTCACTTTTTGCAATAGCAGCTACACTAGCACTGTTTAGTGCAGATAGTGTCATATTGATACTTGTGACCTGTAGATCTGCTACTTCTTGGTTTTCGCTTACTCCGAGAAAGACCCCTTGTGCATCATATGTCTGTCCGCTAATTGTTATATCAAACGGCGAATCTGTGTAGTATAAATTAGTTGTGCCATACAACCCAATCTCCACTAGACTTGCAACAACAAGACTATCGCCTGCTAGGTATGTATTTTGTGCAGCGCTTAGTCCTCTTGTCATTAAAATACCTCTCTTACATCAATCTCATAACTTACAAGACTGTTGGTTTGATAACCAAATTCTTGTGTATCATTTGCAAGTATCATTCTAAAAGGCGTGTTGTGTGATGTAATTGAAGCACCACTCGACACGTTTTCTAACAGTGCTGGTTGTATGTTTAGTGTACCTTGTCCACCAGCAGTTGTGTTGATATCCGAAGTTGCCATATACACCTTTGTGTGTCCTGCAAATCTTACAACATCACCTGCTTTTATAACATTACCNCTGTTGATGTTAGAGTTGATTGCAATAGTTGTATCGCCCACTGTGTGTGAACCATTTACAGTACACACCGCAGTATCTCTGTTAGGTGATGTGCTTAAACTTACATTTTGTATTACTACATCAAACTCATTTAACCCACCTTGTGTTAGTGCAATAAACGCTTGTATGGGTCTAAATTCTAAAAGTGTCATGGGCGGAAATACCAGTGTACCTGTCCATAATGTTGTTGCAGTTGCAACTCTTGTTAGTCTACCACTTTGTGTAGTGGTTTGCTTTGTAGGCGCATTCATTTTAAATCCTGCTGCACTAAACCCTGGATCGCTCGGAAATGTTCCTATATAGGCCATTATGATGTTACTCCCTGTTTACCTCGTTTTTGCATTGCTTGGTTAATAATACCAACAATAGTCCCTCTACGTTTTACTAGTAGTGTATCGAAGTCTTCTGCATCAACAGTTGTAATGTTAAAGTTGACTATAACATTTTCACCACTTCTGCCGCCACCTAGGCCGTCAATTGCTTGTGCTACTTCTCTTGGTATAACTGTGCTAGGTTGCTTAGGAACAATAATCTCTGGACCATCTTCACCAACTACTGTTTCTCTACCAATTTGTAGTGCACCACCACGTTGTCTACCAGTGTACTGTTGACTTCTAATTGCTGCAACCTGTGCAAACCCGCTTGCTACAACCGCTGCTGCTGCAATAAAGTTAAAGGGCGGAGGAAAACTTGCAAGTGCTTTTGTTGCACCAGCATATGTGTTCATTATAGCATTTGCAATGTTAAATGCTTTTGCTGCTTCGAATGCCTTTTTATTGTAGCGTCCTAGTGCACTAAGTGCATCACCAACTTGTGATATTGCAAACTGTGTTTTTTCAAGTTCTGATTTCTTTTCAAACTCGATTCTCTCATTAGTTAAACGCTTGCGCTGCTCGTCAGCACCTTGTTCACGCAAGAATCTTTTGTCTTCTGCATCTAAAATTGTATTGCCTGCATTTAGATAATCTCTAATACGTTTTTGATTTTCTTCTTTAATTTTAGCAGTTCTTTCATCTTCAATTTTATTCAATGCTTCTTGTAATTTTTTACCAGCTGCTAATTGTAAATTGTTGTATTCTTCATTAGATATTATTTTACTATCTAATGCTTCTTTAAAGGATTGAAGATCACTTGCATATTCGCCCTTTGCTATCTCTGTAGATGTATAAAGGAACGATGCATACTTGTCTTTTAGACTGTCTATATTTTTACCTAGTTCTTTTGTTTTTGTAGATGTATTATTAACCGAAGTTGTTACATTATCTTGATTGCTTACAACTTTCGGCAGTACAATGTTTGTTTGATCATAAGCATTATTTTTTAGTACAGTTGCTTCATATTCTTCTCTAGCTGCTGCTTGTGCTTCATCATAACTCATACCAGCATCTTGATATGCAGTAGATAACTGTGAAATTAAACCAGTAGCTTGTGCACTTGCAGCTTGTGCTAATTCACTTGCACTTACATAATCAACTACCTTATCAACACTGTTATCTATTGCTGTGGATACTGCGTTAAAACCTTGTACACTAAGATCTGCTAGCGATTTTCTTACTGATGATCCACTAGCTTCTACTTGGTCTAGGAAAGGAACAAATTCAGCAATAGCGTTATAACCTTTTATTACACCGTCAATAAAGTCATCAAATATTCCTGTTAAGAACTCCATTACTTTACCCAGCTGTGTTTTAAAGTAAGTTGCAACACTGCTTGCTATTTCACCTAGTTTATTCATTACTGCACTAACTTGTGTAATAGTTCTACCCAGTCCATTCTCCATACTAAGGTATGTGATTAAACTAGCTGCTGCAACTGCTAATAATCCGAAAGGATTCTTTGCCATTGCAAGAGTAACTGTTCTTATTCCTGTTGCTACACCGCTGAGTACTTTTACTAAACCAACACCGCCCAGCACACTTGCCAGTATTGTTGCACCTTTAATAAACTGTCCTAGTTCAAACGTGTTTTCTCTTAAAAACTTAGTTGCTTGAAATATACCAAATCCTAGGTCTTCACCAATTTGTTTTGCAAGCGGAACTACTCTTGCAAGTGCTTCATTAAATAAATTAATTAGTCCTGTTAGAGCACCGCCAAATCCACCTGATCCTATTGCATCTTGTACATTTGAAAAACCAATCTGCATGTTAGATATTGCTGTTGATAAGTTGTTTGCTCTTTGTGCAGTTGCACCACCGAAGCTTGCATCTAATCCAGCTGTTAGTGCTTCAGTAATTTTTCTTGCACCTTCTGCTGATTTACCAAACTCTGATACTTCAAGTCTTGTAATACCCAACTGCTCTTCTAGGATTTTGAATACAGGTACACCTCTGTCTGCAAGTCTGTTTAATTCTTCTAGACCTAGGCCACCTGATGTAGTTCTTGCAAATAGATCTGTCATGGCATTTAGCGTACCAATTTGATCTGTTGTAACTGCTGCTGTATCTGTAAATGTTGTGAGCAGTTTTTTAGTGGGTTCGATACCCGCTGCTTTTAACTTAATAAAAGCTTCACTAAGGGTATCGACTCCGAATTGTGTTTGTGTTGCAAATTGACTTACAAATGCAAATGCATCTGCGCCTGCTCGTGCAGATCCAGTTACACTTGTTAGTGCAGTTTTTAGATCTTGAAATCTGGCAGTAGTTTTAATAATACTACCAATAACATTTACACCACCAATAGCACCCAGTGCACCAGCTGCTAAACCAGCAACCTTGTTAACACCAACCATTGTGCCTTCAATACCTTTTAGACGTCTGTCAATATTACCTAAGGCACCGGCAGTTTTATCTTTTACCTGAATGTTTATTGTTTGTGTTGCCATTTTTCATAGTCTCCTGCTGCATACGAAAATATTCATACCATATTTGTATTTCTAGGACGCTGAGTTCCATTACCTCTTCTAAACTCTTACCTATAGTTTCACCTACACGACAAAGAAGTTGTAATTCAACGTCCTCCTTTAGTTTTTTGCAATATCTTCATATTCAGTTGTAGCATCATTTAACACACTAGCAATTCTAAGCAATACAGATGGATCTGCTTCAAACATCAGCATGTGTCTATCTGAATTATGAAACAAAGGTTTACCATCTGGATCTAACGACTTTTGTAAAACACTTTCTACAAGAGCTTCCACTGTTTTGCCTTGCTGTTGTAGATTGATAATCTTACTTTCAACTGCAAAACTATATGCAGTTCTATGGTAAATGTCTAACTTCCATTCAGGAACAGAAATCCTTGCTAATTCACCTGATACTTTGTCACGAAAATGTGATTTTATATTGTCTTTAAAACTCATTTATATCTCCTTTTAGATATCTCCCGTGTGGTAGGACCTAGTATACCACGTGGTGCTTGTTTTGATCTGCCTTTTTCGAGTAGGTCGATGTATGGGACTCGGTTGACAATGTTAAATCCATCTTTAACATTTTCGCGGCGCCAACCGTCTCTTGCTTGTCCCTTATCAATAGGAGTCTTAGACACTATAAGGTCCAGTGTATCCTCGGCGATCTGGTCAACAATACGATCTTTTTCTTTTTCAAGACCGCTCATTACCTTTTCTATCCCACGAACAGATAGTTGTAGCATGTTATACTACTGCTGCGCTTGATAGTGCACCTGTTCCTTGAAAACTTACACTTGCAGTGATCATGTCATCAAAACTTGCACTTCTTGACACACTAGTAACAATTACTTCACCTTGAAACTTATTACCTGATGTTGAACTTGGATAAAATTCTACAAATAATGCTGTATCGTCTGATGGATCAAAGGATCCTAAATCATCATGTCCTGTGTCATAAACCACTTCCATTGTTCCTGTAAAGGAATGTAGTCCTGATTTATACGTTCTTGCCGCGTCGCCCATAACAGTGTCTTCAATCACATCTTTTGTGTGTTCAACTGTCCATGAACGAACTTCAGCAATAGCTACTTCAGCGCCATCAGCGCCTGCTTTTACCTGGCCGTTTTCGCCTGTAAATGTTGCCATCTTAGTTCTCCTCGTCTGTTGGCAGTTCATCCTCTACTGACATAGATTCCTCAGAATCTGCCCAAGATTCACCAGTCAGTGGATCCCATGGTTCAGTTTTGGATTCAGAAGTCACCTTCGCAGAAGCTTTGATTTTGTTCTTTGATGACGACTTTACTTCAGGTTCGATGGACCACCCATGTTCCTGAAATCTCTTTACTCGGTCTTCCGGAATACGTTCCATATTACCTTCTTTATACATTTTTACATATTGTGTTGGCATTATACTGCTCCTTTTGTAAAGCTATATCTAACTTCAGCAGTTAGCAGAAACTCGCCCAGTGGCGGTGTCCTGTCAACTATTTCTACTTGTGTAACGTGTGTTGTTGCTGCTGTGGGTGATACATCTAATTCTCTATCACGACGTGCATTTAATGTTTCTTCAATTGCTTCAATCAGCACATTGCGTTTTTCATCAACTGTTTGCACATGGCCTTTTCTGCCATCACTGCGAACAAATCCCCTAATTGACACTTCAATAGTACCTCGTCTAGCACCGCCCATTGCAAGATCTTCTCTTGTTTCATTGCCGGTTTGTACTAGTAGTGCAGGGAATTGTGTAATTGCTAATTTTTCTGGATCAAAAGGTTCGCGAGTAACAAACGGCAATCTTGGATTACCTACGTCCTCTAGGACTGCAATTACATTTGTTATAATTTTTTCTCTGTTGCTCATTTACATTACCTCTTTAGACGTAGATAATGTGTTGCTTCTTTCTCGTCGTCTGTAACAGTACCACTAGAGTCAATATCATATTCTACACCATCTCTCAGAACTAAGTCTATTTCACGCTGGTATTCTTCTCTATAAAACTGCATCTTGCGTTCGAAGATGTCTTGATCTATATCGAATTTTGCTAATTTTGGATAAACATGATAACCAAGTGCATGATAACAAGTTGCTCTGGTTAATTGACTTGCTGTGTACAAATCTTCATCAGGTTCTTGATTACCGCCAGTTAGATAGCGTACATCATATAACCCTACTTGTTGTGTCGGCCACCACTTGATACGAAGTTCGCGAAATACATCTGATTGTGCTTTTATGATTTCATCATCGAAGTCTGGTATACCGTAATCTAAGATATCCGGTTCATACTCTAAGACATCAGATATTGTTGCTAGTGTTGCCATCATCAGGTCCTTCCTAATTATAAACGGGATAGTCCTTCTATCTAACCGTTTTTATTCTTGCATTGTATTTATAGTATTCATAAAAATAGAGGGCAGTTTTGCCCTCTATGCTATCTCGAAAGTTAGCTGTTTTTATAGTGCTGCGTCACCGATGATACCAACGCCATATACGTCAAAGATTTCTTTAACGCCGTATGCCATTGAACCAACTAGTTCAGTTGCACGTAGACTTGCGTCACGCTGCTCTTCAATACGCATGTTGCGCTTGACCATGTAACCGATTGCATCTTGTGCAAATGCTGCACCAACGAATGCACCTGCTGAGTCACCTGTGATAACAGTTGATTCAAAGATGTTCATACCAGCGATCTGACCTACAAAACCATCATTTAGTGCTGCATTACCTACATCACTTAGTGCGTGTGACATAGTTGAACCAGCGTTAGTTAGCTGTAGTTTGATCTGGTGTGCTTGGTATGGGTGTAACACACATGCATATGGACCTGGTGCATTGTTTGCACGTAGAGTTGCTGCTGCTTTGAACAGATCTTCTACTGTGATTTCAGCTGCGCCTGAACCAACTGTGTTCGAGAAACCCGAGAATAGACCAGCTAGTTCTGTGTCTACTTTCTTGGCCATTGCGTCACCAATTTGACGACCAACTGCTGCTGCAACGTCTTCATTTGCAGATTCAATTGCCATGTCTGTTAGTGTAACCATAACACCACGCTCTAGTGCTGTCATTGTTGCGCTTGTTGGATCGAACGATGTAGGTGTTGAAATATCAGTACCTTCTGTTAGATCACCAGCTGATAGTGCTGGGTAAATCGGAACCTGAGCTGTTAGACCCGGTGTTCCTGTCATGTCGTAGTTACGAATTAACGGACGGATGACTGTTTGTTCACTAAGTGTGAACAGTGCAGATTGCATAACATTGCTAAACAATTCTGCTGTTAAAGTTGTTGTTGTAACTGCCATTGTATTCTCCTAATATAGCATTTATAAACGCACACCTTTTGCAGACATAATTTCTCTATATCTCGCACGATGTGCTTTGTTGTTCATATCTAACTTAGATATGTCATTATCAACCACAGGAGTTTGATTACCAATACCTTGTCCAGTGCCACTGCCGCTAGGGCCTGCTTGCACAAAGTGTGGATTTGCAGAAAGGAATTCCTGGACCAATGCATTTGGAGTTAGTGGATCACCATTCTCCGTATAACGCACCTGACCATTTGCATCTACTACATCAACTGCGCCTGCTTCATTTAGACGTAATTGACCTTTTAGCAGTTGCACTACCTGTTGCGGATTAACAGCTCTATTATTACTTGCTTCATTTAACAGTGCCCCATCAACTTTAATGTTTTGCAATTCACTCTCATATTGACTGATCTTGCCATTAAACTTTTCGGCCTGCTCTTTCAGCAGCTTTTCATATTCTCCACGCTTCTCCATTTCGGATTGACGTGACTGTTCTTCATTTGCAACAAGCTCATTGTAGCGATCTAAATCTACGTTTGAATATTTCTTTTCAAACTTAGCTTTTTCTCTTGCTACCCTATCTGCTACAATACGATTTACTTCATCTTGTGACAGAAGGTTTTCTGCTGGTTCCTGTGTATTTGCCTGCTGTTGTTGTGGAGTTGCAGTATTCTCCGTGTCATTAACCGCTGTTTCTGCGTTCATTTAATTACCTCTTTCATTTTTGAGTTGAGTCTACTCCCTGCCCCCTGGCAGTAACAAATATATTTATTATATTTGACATATAAACGTGTATTTTAGGCGTTTATTTGCGCCCGCCACGTTTAGTATTCTTTTTCTTTGTTTTCTTCTTCATTGGCATTTTAATATCCTCCTATAGATTATTGTCTTCATCAATGCCATCCCAACTAGGATGTTCAACCCACCCGAGTGTACGCTTGCGTTCTAAGATCTCTTTGCGTCTCAGTTTACAAATTGCGTACAACTCGAGTAGATTATGCCGCGCCCTCACGCCTGCACGTTTAGAGTTAAGTGTTTCAAATCTACGGATGTTATCGTCATATTCAACCAACACTTCTCTCAGTCTTTGTTCAGTACCTTCAATAAAGGTATCTGGCATCTTAGGAACATACTTACCCATTAAATAATCCTGCTAATTCCGGGTGTAGTTCAATTATCTCGTCGTTGGTAAATCCTTCATTGACCATTGCACGGATATGGTTAACCATTTCAACTGGATCTGTTACAGTAGGATGTACCATACCATTTGTGTCTGTTGTTGTTGGTGCAACGGGTGTTGGTGCAACGGGTGTTTCTGGACCTTCATATTCTTTTTCAAATATAATATTATAGATTTTAGCATCTATATCTGATATCATATTTGGATTATCAATGCCACTGTCTTTTGCAAGTTTAAGCATCTGTACATCATTAAATTTGTCCTGTATAGAGAAGCTTCTTGGATATTCAACTTCACCCTGCCATGACTCACCTTGATAAGTGCTCCATAGACGCCATATTTGTTCTTCGGCATGTTCTAGATTCATTGCAAAGTCTGCAAGTTTAGCATTCAACATCTGAAACTCAGTTTGTAAACCAATACCCGACAAGCGTCTGCTTTCAATTGAACGTATACCGCCTAGGCATGCCATTCTGTCGATGTTGTTTACCTTGCGTTCCATTGTGTCTAGTACTGCTTCAATACTTGCACCATCTGGTTGCAGTAGGTATGGTTTTTTAGCTGGATCTGCACTTGGTGGCATTTGTATAATTGCACCTGCACCTGCACTTGCTTCAACACCTTGTTCTAGCACTAGACTTGGATGGTTTGTTAAACGTATAATCTGTTCAATCTCTGAACCAAACTCATACAATTCTTTTTGTATGTCTGCAATATCACCAACTGCTGATACGCCAACACCTCTGATGTTTGAACGCTGTGCATATACACACACTGCTGGTATTCTACCCAGTGGATTTGGCATACTATCAACAATGTCACCTGTTTTGTCAGCACCATTTAATTTGTACACGTTAATTTCTTGTGGTGTGTATTCTCTGATGTATTGATTGTCTTCATAAGATTCTTCTTGAACCTTTAAATACGTTAGAGTGTACAGGCCATTTGACTGTCTTGTGTATTCCCAATCTAGTACGTTTTCAGGAGTAAACATTGACACATACGGACGTATTTCTTGCTCTAGTTCTTCTGCTCTTGTCATGGCATTTGATATCGGTTTATCCACTATAACCCATGTGTTGCCATATACCATTGTATAACTGCTTAGATCACGCATAAAACTGTCATAACTTCTGCCATCTAAATCTGCATCTTGTAGGAATGCACGCAGTGCTGCTGTACCTTCTAGTGCACCATATTCACGTCTAGGTTGTTTTCTAAACAAGAAACTGTTGTAGATTCCCACAACACTTTTAACGTGGTTGTCTAGTGCAACTTGACGTAACCGCTTTTCATAATCTTCTCTTGACTCATAATAGTATGGTTCTAGGTATCTACCTGTAAAGTAGTCATAACCGCCTTGATAACTGTCGCCTAGGAACTTCCATCTATTGTTGTAGTGTGCATAAGCATCATGTGTTTCCATTATGATACCTACGTTTGTAATTGCGTCACCTTTTATGACTCTGTCTCTAATTATGGGCATTAACTCCATCTCCTGTTTTGTGTATTGCCGGCGAAGGCCCAACGCTGTGGTGTTGAACTAGTACTGTCTGTGCGTAACGGGAATAAGAAGTCAATTAGATATCCTACTGCGTCTGCCATATGGTCTAGTTCTCCGTCTTTTTCAATTATAGACGTGCCCGGTTTATATACCATCTTCTCTAAACTGTTTATCACCTGTTTGCATCTAGGATCAATAAACAGTGATCTCTCACCTGCTGTGTTTTTCAACTTAGCATTTACACTATTCACTCTATCTCTGATGTGTGCATGTGTATTTTTAACCTGTACCTGAAATCCTGCATTTTGTAAAATACTTAGATCTGTTCTACCACCAGCTGACGTTTTTCTCTGTCTGCCAGCAGGATCAGGATACATTGTAATTCTTGAATTTGGATATCTGTTGCGCAGTTCTGCAACAACTTCATCTGTGTTTGATCCCATCATTGTAATTTCATCAATTACATAAACAATGTTACCTTGTATAACAGTCACGCACACACTCATGGGATCTACGTTAAAGTCAATGCCACAGTGCAATTCAAGTTTGTCTGTGCCTGACATATCTAATAAACTTTCTTTTCTATCAAAGTTATAGTATACCACACCTGAATAAGTTGTAAAACTTGCTTCATATTCTTGTCGAAATGTGCGTTGATCCATGTCACGCTTTGCTTGTTCTATTTCTGACTCTGGTACGTTACCGCCGTCAAGTGTAGTGTATGTAAATCCTGCCCAGTCGTCTTTTACTAGTGCTTCTGAATACATCTCATGTGAAAAGCTACCAACGCCACGTGGTGTGCCTAGGAACAGTGCATGACCACCTTTGTCTGACAGTGTTGGACGTAGTACTTCTGTCCATACTTTAGGATCAAGGTCTTGAAACTCGTCTAGTACAATAAAATTAAGTCCTACTCCACGTAAACTGTCAGGGGAATCTGCACCCTTCAAACTTATCTTACTACCGTTTTTTAGACGCAGTGTTAGTTCTGCTTCATTTGTTAGATCTACCCATCTTAGATCTTTGAGTTTACCTTTTAGTTGATCCCAAACAATGCCTTTTGCCATTCTGTAACTGGGTGCAACATACCACACTTGACTGCCTGGATTACTAGCGAATCTTGCAAGTTCACGCATTGCAACGTGTGTTTTACCAAATCGTCTTCCTGTAACAGCACAACGGAATCTTGCATCCGAGTTGCATATCTTTTTTTGTGGTTCACTCAGTGGCATTATTTGTCCTCTAATACTAATTGTATATTTACAGCGGCACCTGTTGTTGCACCTGCTAGTGCTCTTATTTCAATGTCTGTTTTTTCATCTACTACTGGTGGTATTTGGTACAATCTTTCATACTCACTGGTTGTACCAATAATACCTGTGGTCACTAAAACACCACCGGGTCGTCTAACCAATAGTTTTGCAATTACTTCTTTTTGTTTTTCTAAAGAAATACTGGCGTATAAAATGTATGCTCTCTTGCCTGCTGGCACAGTGTATATTCCCATTTGTGTTCTATTGTATGGGAATGTAATTAGTGCATATGTGTTGCCATCCTGTGTGATTAAAATATCATCAGTTGGTGCTTGTCCATTGTTTACAGTTGCTGAAAATATTCTTAAAAATTCAACTGTGGTGCTGGTACCGCCTGCTGAATCTTCTCCTAATGTTACAGTTTCTGAAACAGGATTGTAGTCTGCATCTAGTCCTTGTATAAACACTTCAACACCATTGTCTAGTGCACCTGCATTTGATGCAACTGTCATTGTAGTAGCGGCACTGGGATAAGTGTAAACATCACTGCCATCCCATATAGTTTCAAATTCACTCCCAATAACAGGATTGTAACCTGATATGTCTACACCTGTAAGTTTTCCATACAATCCTTTTTGTACACCAATACCAAAGGGTACACTAAAGTTATGTTGAAACGCTGCAAAGTTTGCCATAAGTAGTTCTCCTTACTCGTCGTCGCTCCATGGTAGCGGAGTTGTGTTTTGTGTATCTTCTGGCGTGTCACGCATGCCTAGGTATTGCTTAGACAGGAATATCTGTAGTCTTGTATCGCCATCAAGTGCTTTTTCATACATTGAGCGTCTTAGACTTTGTCTTCCTTCATGTCTGCCTTTTTCAAGTAGTGTACCAAATCTGCGTCTCAGTGTGTCAGCTGTGATGCCCACTACTTCTGCTATTTCTTGATCTGTACATTGAATGCAGGCCAATCTATAAACTAAATTTCTGTCTATAGTTTTGTATTTTGCTGGGCGTGATGTTTTCTTGTCGCTCATTATGCCTGCCTTTCTAGTACTTTTACTCTAATGTTTCTTGAATCCTGCTTAGAGTTATCAGTAGTAATTTTATATTCTACATTGTAAATTTTACCAGCTGTGCCGCCGCTAAGAAACGCTGTTGCAACAGTTGTTGTGTTTGTTGACAAATCTAGTGCAAGCGGATTTGTATCACCGCTTATTGTTTCTATAGTGACAGATAATGCTGATAATGTTTCGCCCTGTGGCAACCAATTTGTGAAATCTAAACTGTAGTCAAGTGCGGCATATGGATCTTTTACGATATATGTGCCTACTCTGTCAGTTTCAAATCCTGTTAAACTTGGCATTATTCTCTCCTATTTCTCGAAGTACCCGGTACGTTAATCAATACCAAGGGTTGTATGACAAGTGTTCTTGTCTCTGATGGCACCATGTATGTTCTAATTTCTTGCTCTATGTTATTTAAGCGAGTTTCGGAATTAACACCAAATAATCGTAATTCTTCCGCGATTTCTGCAATTCTTGTCTCAGAATCAATGTTGTGTATTCTATAAGGATCTATCTTAAGAACACGCAAGTCACCTTGTAAACCAAACTGTGCCCTGGCAGTTGATGTACCACCGAATATTACTGTTGAAAATATCAACGATGATGTTTGTGCTGCTAATTCTATTGTGCCTAGTGATCTAATTAATCTAGCACTTGCATCTAAATCACCCAAACTTGCACTTAAAATTGTGCCGTTTCTAATTGATTTACCTGCAATGCTAATATTTGCCTGTGAGTTGATTGTTGCTGATGTATTTCTGGTTCTTACACCATCAATATTGATATCACCAAGTGTTGCCTGTAATACTGTGCCTCTTCGATCTAAACGTGCATTTGCTGTTTGTGTAAATGCACTGGATAGAGTACCTGTACCTGCTCTAATGCCCAACGCTGTAAACGGTGGCATTGTAAATGTGCCACTCAGTGTTACAGGTGTTGAAATTATGTTAATAAATCCTTCAACTGCAACTGTAAATTCGCTTGACTGTTCAGCAGGTATGCCGTTGATGGTTTTTACACCATCCACACTCATTGTGCCTAGATTAGCAATAAGTGTGCTGGGGTTTCTTATAGATCGTCCCTGTGCATCAAGGTCAATTGTACTAGCTAGTGTGCTAGTACCTTGTGCAACTCGTAGACCATCTACACTTACAACAGGGCGCCATGCTTCAGCTCTTGAGTCTTCCCAAGTGCCTGCATCCGCCCATGTTTGTTCATTAAATGTGTGTTCTAGTGTAGCAGCAGATTCTCTAATTCTAATTGAATCTGCTGTTAGTGTGCCCGAAGACACCTGTAACACTGTGCCGGGTCTAATTGATTTACCTGTCGCTGCTAGACTAGCAGCAACCGGAATTGTTGTGGACCCGAACTTTGCATATGTACCAGTGACAGAAAAAGTTGCAGCAGCGTTAAAAGTTGCCGTTGCTGGCACTAGTTGTTCTAAAATATATCCTGTTTCAACATACAGTGCATCTACGTCTGTGCCAACATAATCGTCAGACACATACGAGACTGCAACATACGCTTCATTTTCTAATACATATGCCATGGGCAGTGCCCTAGATTATGCTAAGGTTACAGTCAACGATCCTGATGTAATCTGAAATGTATCATCTTGCAAAATTTCACGTGCTGTATCTAATGCACCATAAAATAGTACATTACCTGCTGTAACTGCATCCATTATTGCAACATGTGTAATTGTACCCCAATTGCCATCAGTTGCTGTTGCAAATGTCACGTTTGCATTTGTTGATACACTACCGTCTGTGATAGTACCGAAGGTAGCAGATAGTCTTGCATAAGCTCCCCCAGTGCATTCATCTGTAAGTGTGCCTGCTTCTAAATTCTCTAGTGTTGATCCTGTTGATGGATCGGAATTAAACAGTGCAAGGTATACAGTTGCAGGACTAGCACTTGATAGACTGTTAGCTTTTAACCAAAAGTCTAGCGTCCTGTCCTCAGTATAATTTGAAGCTGCGCTCATATGAGTCTCCTTTAATTTGTTATAACATAGTTATTTATAG